AAGCTGCCCAAGCACTGGAACTAGAATTGCGTGAATCAAATAAGTATTCACCGTTAGCTGTATCTGTCTGCTTAAACCAAAAAGAAATTGTAAACGTCGAAGGTATGCTGACCCCAAGAAGCACTTGGTCGTCCGTCCCGTCGAACTTGATACTCTTGTCCCCCACAAACGTAGGCGTAAAGCTTTTGTAGCCGCCAGATAAAACAACATTGTCGCTCTCAGCAGTAGCACCTGATGCAATAGCAACTGGTCTTGTAAGAGGTCGGGTAAGTTTGCGGGTAAGGGACATTTAATTAATTAGTAAGCGCTGCGCTCGTTTACTGGCTTCACTACAATGTTGTAGGTTTCCGAAGATCCCCCTTCAATTTTTACTTGTAGCGAATTAGAAGCAGTAGTGAAAATAACCTGGCCTGTATCTGTAAACTCAGCGTCCACACCAAGACTTTGATAGTTATCAGCAGATCCACTAGCACTTACATCGTGCTTCAAGGTTATTTTTGTTGCGTTAAAGCTATCGTTAGGGACAACCGAAAACAAACCTGTGCCCCCGTGCCACTTAACATCTACTGTTCCTGTGCTTGCAGCAACTGATTGTGATATTCCATATTGCATAATTTATAGTTCTTTCTCTTTTAGTAATTCATATTAGACCCAGATCCCCCGCTTCCTCCTGTATTTACGGTAGGTCTCCTGATAATAAGACTGCCAATACCAGAGCCACGACGTTTTGCTTGTTTCTTTTTAGGCTTCTTTTGGACTGCCACTTCCGTAGGTGGAGGGGGCGGTGGTGGTGGTGGGTCCGCTTGGACAATCTTTGGTCTACTGCACATGGTATTTAGAGGATGTTCTCATTCTGTTCTTGGAAGGCAGCCTCCAGAAACTTAATCACAGCTCTTTGGCCATAATAAAAGTCTAATTCTCGGAGACTAGTGGATGTATCAAAGTCCTTTTGAGGAAACCTTTCTTGCAGGGCCTCAAGGAAAACCTTCGATACTGTGGGGAAATCTTTATTTTGAATTATCATATATGGCTAGAGGTCGTTAAGAACTTCAGGAAGTTTATCGTTATTGATCCATTCTTTTGTCTGCAATAGGCACATTGAGTTCCACACTACAGCACCCAAATGGTCTTCCTCTTCGTCCCCCTCCATGAATGCCCACAGGTGTCTGTAAATGCTGTCAACATAACGACTTAGGGGGATTCCCTTTTCCCAATTAGACCTCCCATACTTCAGTGCTCCATCCTCAAATCTCTTTGAAGCAGCACGCAGAGCAGCAATAGGCAACAACGAAGGCAACCCCTTGCCAGTCATAGAATCCCTCACAGCTCCACTTGCGAACTGACTGCGCTCTCCTGAGTCTGGTAGTTTTCTTACTGAGGTGTCCATAGCTTTATCTCCTTTGTTTCTCTGTCGTATTCGTTGTGTCTGAGGATTCTTGCAAGCCTAGCGGTTAGCAATGCGTCATCTGCTGTAAGACCCTTGGATTCATAGACATCGACCACTGTTTCCCATGACTCTCCATGCTTGTCTAGCAGCTTTTGTGCTGTGATTAGTCCTACACCGGGGACCCCACCATAGCCATCAGTAGAGTCACCAGCCATTGCTTGGACAAGGTGAAACCTATCGGCTTCCTCTTCTGTAGTTTCCTTTGTCTCATCCTTGAGGAAGTTATACCAAGTGCAAGGGAGTGTTCCAAAGTCCTTGTCGCCACTGACTGCGATGGTGTTCTCCCTGTCTCCTGTGGCTAGGATTCCAATGACATCATCAGCCTCCAGGTTGTCCCACTTGTCTCCATTGAAGGTCTCCATCATCCACTCCCTGATCTCGTTGATACCAAGGGGGCTTCTCTTGTCCTTTCGGTTGGCCTTGTATTCAGGGAACAAGTCATACCTGAAGTTCCTCCTATCAGAGAAGATGGTTGTGACCTCAGTAGTCTCCAGCTTGTCCAATATGTTTTCCATTAGCTGACTTGCCTCTGCCTTAGCTTGGTTAAAGTCAGTGTGAATGGTAAAGATGTCATCGTCCCATTTGGTCTCCACTTCAGCAGCAAAGGCTGCCCTGTAGAGAATCATGTCGCCGTCAATCAATGCTTGTTTCATATTGTTTAGTGAGTTTCTGCCCAGTTAGCTCCTATCTTGAACTCTCCATCCAACGGGCATTTGAAGTTAAGGATCTTTCCTGCCTTGATGATTGCGCTGACAAACGAATGACCAAGGGCATCTGCTTGTTTCTTGTTGCATGAGAACTGGACCTCATCGTGGACATTAGCGTGCAGCTCGTAGGGGATGTCTTTGTTATCCATCTCGAACTCCACCAGTGCTTGCTTCATAACCACAGCACCAGCCGATTGAAGCAGCAGGTTCAGTGAGCTGTGCATTGATCGACAAGGAAGAGTCCTACCGTCAAGCCCGTGAAGGACTCCGTGTTTCTCTACTTGTTGGTGAACAGCAGAAGTAAGCGATTTGATTGCGGGGATCTTAGACATAAAGGATGCCTTTAGTTGCTTCCCCTCTTTACTGGATCCACCAACGATCTCACCAATCTTCTTGTCTCCTGCACCATATAGGAAGGCGTATATAAAAGTTTTCGCTTGGTCCCTATTTTCAAGGACCGCCGCCTTTTGGTTAGCTGTATGGATGTCCCCTTCAAGGATCTCCTTTGCATACTGCCCCTTGTCCCACTGATACATATAGTGAGCAAGACACCTAAGCTCCAAGCCTGAAGCATCAGCACCTACAAGCACCTTGCCTTTGGGGGCGGTAAACAAAGACCTACATTGTTCTCCATACTCAGCTCTGACTGCTGGAACCTGGGCCATATTTGGATGGTGATGACTACACCTACCACTCACAGTTCCCAAGGTATTGACTGAACCGTGCAGTCTCCCTTTGTGCTCCAACTTGAGCCACGCTTGGTTCCCTTCAGCTACCTGACCGAGCCTTTTGCTGACAAGCAGGTATTCAAGAAGCTTCAGTGACTGAGGTGTGTCTATCTCTCTAAGGACTGCCTCGTTGATTGCTGGTCTCTTCCCTTCGTATTCCTTTGGATCCCATCCAGCAGACATAAGGCGTTCAGCTATCTGGTCCCTTGATGCTGGGTTAAAAGGTATCTCTTTGGTTTTCTTTGGTCCTCTCTCTACGTCCTTTGCTTTGTGTCCGTCAGCTACAGCAGCCTTCTTGCTTGCGTATTGTTTCCCATCAGCAACCCACCAGCATGACTTCATCTCTGTGATCGTAGGCCCAAAGACTTCCTGTAGTTCCTGCTCGATCTCAGTTCGTCTTACCATCAGCGTCTTGATCAGCTCACCAGCAGAGTCCTTATCAAATGGAAACCCAGTCTCTGTTTGCTTCCTCATTGATTTGGCAAACGATGTCTCAAGCATCAGGGCTTGGTGTGAGTATTTCTTTTTCTCAACAAGGAAGTGAAACAAGGAGGCAGTTACCTTCACATCTTGGACACAGTAGTCTTCCATCTCTTGGCTCCACTCGCTCCAGTCTTCTGTCTCTCCGTGATCGTCCTTGTGAATGCCAATGCGAACACCCCAAGCTTTCAACGAGTGACTACCAATCAACTTCTTTGGAAACTCCTGTCTCTTAAAGTCATCAGCCTTTAGGTCTGGGTAAGACAACTGAGCAATGATCTTTGTGTCGAATATTGAGTGATGAGTCCATCCATACAAATGCTTCAAGGCAGGACCATCAAAGTTAATCGCGTTGTGTCCAATCACGTAGTCATGCTCACTCAGTAAAGCCAACCCTTCCTTTATGTTGTCCGCTTGGAACCTGTGAACCTTCTCTTCGTAGTCGATAACAACCATACAGTGGAGAGTCTTTAGGTCCTCCAAAGTGTCCCAGTTGTCTATCGCTTGTGTCTCTATATCAAAAAATGCTGTCTTCACTGTTTTTAGTCTTAGTCTCGTTGTTGAATTCATTCGCTATATCTTCTGTAAGCAGTCCCGTCTCGATGTCAAAGTCGAGAGAACAAGCAATGCCTGTCTGTCCACTGAACCTGTTCTTGAGAACTCTTAGCTGTGTCTTGTTTCGTTCCTCTGCGTCCTGTTGGTTTCTCTCTAGTCCAATCACCATGTCACTAAGCTGGGCAATACCAGCAGATCCACGAAGTTGAGCTAGTGATGTTGTTGCTCCTTCCTCGTGGCCCCGACCTTCAGGACGCTTGAGATGACTCACAAGGATAAGAGCTATGTTTGTTTCTTCTACCAGTGACCTAAGCTTGGTCATGGTGTTATCAATCATTCGTCTTTCATCACCGTCCCCCATGCCACTCACCACAATAGACAAGTGATCCAGAACGATGACCTCAGTGTCCAAAGCAAGAGCAAGGAAACGAATGTGGGAAAGCAAGTTGTCGCTATCAAGACTACCAAAGTGGTCATACAGAAACAACCGGTCACTACCTACCGTTGACTTAAAAGCTTCATGGAACTCATCAGTTACCTGAAAGGTTTCCTGTAGGTGGAGCTGTTGTTTCATCTCGATACCCACAAGAGACAAACCAGTTCTCTCAATGGATTCCTCAAGGGCAATGTAACCAACTTTCTTTTCAGTAGTGGTGAGCAAGTGGTGGGCGATTACCTTACACACCTGACTCTTACCGATACCACTACCAGCGCAGAAGGTAACTATCTCTCCCTTGCGTAGTCCTCTGGTCAACTCGTTCAAACCAAAGAATGGATAGGGTGTGGACTCGTAGGTCTTTGGGTTCGTTAGTCTCTCAAGTAACTCAGTGCCAGCAACGATGTCATCAGGTCTCCACACCTTGGCTTCCCACATAGCCTTGGTTATCTCTTCACCTCTACCGGCAAGGAGTAACTCAGAAGGATCCTTCATTGGGAGCCTAGCTATCTTCCCTCTACCAGCAGGTAACAAGTGAGCTACCTCAATGGCAGCCTTGCGTCCCACTTCGTCTTCATCAAACATCAAGATGACCTCTTGGAATCGAGAGAGCCACTCCATCTGTTTTTTAATTACAGACGCTGCTGAGTTAGCCCCCAACCCAAGAGAAACAACAGGCCACTTGTTCCCGTTGACCTGACTAACACTCAGGCAATCTATCTCACCCTCAGTAATGATCAGCTTGTTTCCCCCGTTGGGCCAGAGGTGCTGACCAAAGAAGTGATCAGGGTTCCCACTACACCTGAACTTCTTGCCCTCGAATCTATACTTCTGGGCGATCTGCTTACCATCCAGGTTGTAGTAGTTGGCTATATGACATAGCTGTCCTCCTAGTTCTCCTACTTGGTAGCCAAACTTTTTACAGGTATCTTCGTGGAGTTTCCTGTGGGGAAGAGCTTGATACTCCCCAGTAATAAATACATTTGTTTGTTTTGGTTTTGATGTGGGAGCACCCTCTGGTTTGAAGGGGCTTGAGGCTGGTGTCCATTTATCACAAGCGTAACACTTGGTGGACCCGTCGATGTTTATTGTCATCCCATCACTACTCCCACACTCTTCGCATGGTTGGTGGATGAGAGCAGCTTCTATTGTAGCCACGATATAGGTATCTCTCTTTCGCACCACAGGAACCCATGCTTGTCGCACCAGTCCCCGTAGGTTGTTTTGCTTTTTTTGCTTAATGTGTTTTTAGCACGCTGAAATACAAACCGGATGTCTAACGCTGGGTTGTCCCGTCTAACCATCAAATGCTTTGTTCTGTCTGATGGTTTCCAAAAGCCCTTCACCTCCAATACAACTCCATTACCAAGAATGAAATCAGGAGTGTAGTGACACACCTTCGTATACTTCAGCCTCATGTCCTCGTATGAGAAAGACACCCCGGCCCCCGAAAGAGCCGAGGCAATCCTCTTCTCAAACTTAGAACGGTATGCTGCCTTTGCTTTCTTCCTCGTTCTCAAACTCAGTCTCGAAGGTTTCACTGACAAATCCGTCACCTTCCTCGCCGAAGCCAAAGTCACCACCACCACCACCAAACTCTTTAAGCTCAATGATTTGTGCTGCCTTCAATCGGAGCGAGATACCAGTAACAAGACCAGCTCCCTTTTGATTCATAGCCCAGCAAACAGGCTCAACAGAAAGCTTCAGAATAGAACCACTACCCACGTTGGGCTTGTCGTTAATCTTTGCTCCCTTGGAATCAAACAACGCAACAGAGAACTCAAGTAGTCCTTTGTCGGTTAGCTTCTTTGCAACTTGCTTGGCGTGAATCTGGAAGTCTCCTTCCTTTGTGATACTGCAAGGGTATCCCTCGCTTTCACCATGCTTCTTGCCTGTCTCCTTTTCTACGTTGGCATGGTATGCCTCATAGATTTTTCTTACTTCAGCATCAAAGACCTTGAAGTCCTTTTCACTTACGTGAATCTTTGCACTGTATACCCCGGCACTATTGAACTTAGTGTCAGGCTCGGTCAGGCGTGGCCATACGGCTTTACCTTTTGGCGTAGTCAGATGTTTATTTGGCATCTCTTGTTATTTCCTTTCGTTGTTTTTTGGTTCTTCTGTAATGTAAACATCGCAAAGCATTGCAAACACTCGTGCGCTGGTTACTAATTCTTTCTCACTGAAATCAAATGCTTCTGGGTCTATGTCTGTTCCGTCATCGTGGGCTTTCTTGAGGAGTCCAAAGTTCACTGCTGCTTGGGCTAAACTATTCCACCCATCAATCAGCTCGTTTGTTGACTTATCTATCCTTCCCATAGTTCAGAGGCTAAAGTTCTAAATGCTTTTTCTGCTTGGGCAGGAACGACTCCGTTTCCCAAGAGCCTAATCCGGTCCACCCTTTGGGAAGTCCCATCAGTTGCTCTACCCACTCCTCGTTCAGACGGCAAGACTCTGCTCGCTTCCCAACCATGTTGTTCTTCGTGTGGTAGTGCGACGTAAACTTGTGAACCTCTCTTCCCAGCAGGAAGTTGC